GATGAATGAAGTTAAATCAATTATTGAAACTTATCACAGTTATGTTGCATCAGCAGCATCAGTTGGTAGGAGAGTAGATTGGTTAGTTTATTGCACTCAGGAGGGTCTTCCTGAGTGTATTGGTATGATTGGGTTAGGATCATCAGTTTACCCACCCCCAAAGGATTTACTGAGGCGTGTAGGGTTGAGTAAGGATGAATATAGAGGAGTATTTAATACTTTTGCGAACAACTGGAGGTTCTGTTTAAAAAGAAAGATTCCTAATGCTGGTACACAGATATTAAAGTTAGTAAGGAACTCTTGTCAACAAGTATGGAAAGATAAGTATGGAGATGATTTACAACATCTCCTTACATTTGTTGCTGGTGGTAATACTGGAGCAGTATATAAAGCAGATAATTGGGAAGTAATAGGTGAGACTGCGGGATTACCTAAACATAAAGCATCATCAATGAAATGGGATAGTGGAGAACAATTAAAGCAGAAGTTTGTTAAACCTACTGGAGAGAACAAAAAGATTATTCTTTATAAGTATCTTTAGGGGGGACGCATAAAGTGTTGGTATGGTGTGAGGGATATGTGGTTCTACTGCCCGAACAACCAACCTTGAAAGGTAGCATTGAAATAGAATGTGGTAATTCCTTTCATAATGATGTTCAGTAGGGGTTCAGGTGTAAGCGATTCCCAGTAGGTAAATTTGGGCATAGTAGGTGAAACCTCTGTTGATGCCCCACTCCCTCACAACAAACCAGTGAAAGGGATACTACAGGGTAACGCCAGCAATGCTGGTCAGATCGATCTGTGACCCACCTTTCACAACACACTAATACACGAGGAGATGGATGTGCCTCTCGGTTCGCAACCGAAGAAAGAACTAACATCCGCTAGCTTTTTACAATAACTACTATGCCATCTGAACAACACTTCATCAATAAAACAGATGAAATGCTGGAGAAGTTCATCGAAGAATGTGAACGAGAAGCAGCAAAATTAGAAGTCACAGTTGATTATTATCTTGCCGAGTTTGTTTGACAAACTCGGTTTTTTCATGTAATATATAATTAAAAATAAGTATTATTATGTCTGATACTAACAGGTACAAATTATTAGAATTATCTACAAGTGGATGGGGTCTAATAGACAATAAAGCACAGAATCTTACTAAAGAGGAATGTGATGCATGGATACAGAAAGCAATGAACAATGGTGTTGCTCAAAATAGATTAAAAGTAGCACGAAACGAAGATTCTAGATATCCTGAAAACTTTTCTACACTATAATCAATGTATGAACCTCAAGTCGATGACTATGTAATTTGGAAAAGACCAAATGGTGATTGGGAAGAGGGATGGGTCTATTTTAAAGGTGATCCAGTTGATAATGAACTAAGAAAGAAACAAGGTTGGAATTCTGTATCACAGTATATTACTATTGAAACTGGTGTTAGACCAAAGAAAGAATGTGTTTATACAAGTGGTAAACCAATGAGGCATAAAATGATTCATACATTATTATTATGTAATGAGTCATGTTGGGGTGAATTAGAATATGTAAAGAATAGAAGAGATCAAGCATCTCTTGATATGTACAAATCACAAGATGGTAGACCATCTGATTATTAATTATGACTGATGAATACAAACCCCTTATTGTAGAGGGTGAAGAAGTTGCTGATTATGATGATACTACAATTTCTTTTAACAAATGGTGTATGGCAACTGTAGAGTTGTGGGATTCTCCCAAAGAATTTGATGCTTATCAATACGACTGGGAAACATTCAAAGAGTTCTACAAAGAAGAGAATGATGACTATAAGTATGTTGATTGTGAAGATGAAGAGTTCACTCCAGGAATGAATGGTATCAATACTACTGATATTGAGAAATGGTTATTAGAATTTTGTGAGAAGAGTGATTGGATTAAGGATGAGTATTATTTTATAGTTCATTGGAGAAGATATGCAATTTATAAGAAAGAAGAATATAATGATGAAATCTATTGGAATGTAGAGGATATGGGTGAATCATCCCCTGACAGATATTGTTATAAGAATGGTAAGATAGAAGGTCATTGGGATACACCGATGGAGGAAGATGAATAAAAGGGGGGACGCATAAAGTGTCGGTTTAGTGTAAGAGAGGGATACTTCCCCCGAACATCACACTCTTAATCTGATACTATATGCAAAGGTATCAATGTCGGCAGACGGTTAAGAGTATTAGCAAGGTCAATCAGACTAATCGTGAGGTGTCAGTAGGATCAGAGGAAGGTAAACAGAGTAGGTCTAGCATTGCCCCTTCCTTACACATTTTTTTTATATTTAAATGATACAATTACGAGAACATCAGATCAGAATAATAGATAAAATGAACCATCACCAGAGAGGGCAAGTGATTGTCCCTACTGGTGGTGGTAAAACTATTTGTATGATTAGTGATGCTATTTCACAGTTTAGTAAGAAGAATCAAACTATAGTTGTTGTATCACCTAGAATATTATTGACACAACAATTATCCTCAGATTTTCTTGAACTGTTGCAATCCGTTGAGGTATTGCATGTACATAGTGGTGAGACTCCACATGATTCAACAACAGATAAGAGAGAAATATTTAATTGGACTACAAACAAATGGAATAGTAATAAGATTATATTTACAACATATCATTCACTACATAGAATACAAGAATCTGGTATTCCTGTAGATACAATATACTTTGATGAGGCACATAACAGTGTTCAGCAACACTTCCACCCTGCTACTAGATTTTTTGCAACTACAAATAACCGTAGGTGCTTCTTCTTTACTGCTACTCCTCGTCTTAGCACTTCTGATGAAGGAATAGGGATGAACAATGAGTATGTTTATGGTAAAGTATTAGAGCAAGTACCAGCACCAGAATTAGTGAATAAAGGTTATATCTTACCACCTAAAGTTGTAATCAAGCAACTAGAGATGATAAGAGATAGGAAGGCAAATTGCGATGATGATGCTGATAACATACTCAAGACGATTGATGAACAAAATGTTAGTAAGGTATTGATATGTGCTAGGAGAACAGTACAAATAACAAATATGGTTAGTGATAGTAAACTAACCACTGAATTGTATGCTCGTGGATATAACTGGATGTATATTACTGCTAAGACAGGTGCAGTTATCAATGGTATCAAGGTAAGTCGTGATGATTTCTTTACTACATTAAATGCATGGGGTAAAGAAGATGATAGAAAGTTTATTGTTATGCACCATAGTATACTATCAGAAGGCGTGAATGTATCTGGTTTAGAAGCAGCATTATTATTACGCAACATGGATTTTATCACTATTAGTCAAACAATAGGTAGAGTAATCCGTAAGGGTAATGAACAGAAACAATTTGGTATTGTATGTGTTCCAGTATATGATAAGGTTGGTATTTCTACATCTAAAAGTGTTAATGCAGTTGTAGATACTGTTTTTAATAGAGGTCAATCAGCATGAGAGATACTATACTTTATGGAGATTGTCTTCAAACACTTGATACATTAAAGAGTCATATTTCAATAGGAATATGTGATAAACCTAGAATGTGTGTTACTTCTCCACCTTATTATGGTCTTAGAGATTATGGTGGGGAAGATAATCAAATAGGGCATGAAGATACACCAGAAGAGTTTATATCTAATCTCGTGAATATATTCAGTAAGGTGAAAGATTGTCTTGCTGATGATGGTACATTGTGGTTAAATATGGGTGACAGTTACTATAACTATAGACCTGGAAAAGGTCAAGCATTAGTTAAACAATCTGTTGCTAATAGTAAGCAAGATTTACCAGACAAATGTGCTCGTAGAGGTAATAAATTAGATGGGTTAAAAGAAAAAGATTTAATTGGAATACCTTGGATGTTAGCATTTGCATTAAGAGCAGATGGATGGCATTTAAGACAAGATATTATATGGCATAAACCTAATCCAATGCCCGAAAGTGTGAAGGATAGATGTACTAAATCCCATGAATATGTGTTCCTACTAAGTAAGAACAAGAAATACTATTATGACAATGAAAGTATTAAAGAGAAGGCAAAAGATTGGGGTACAAGAGATAGAACTAAAGGTAAATATCACAATAAAGGTACAGGATTACAACCACATTCTGGGTTATCTAAATCATATCCAATGAAGAATAAAAGATCAGTTTGGAGTATAACAAATAAACCTTATAAGGATGCTCACTTTGCAGTTTATCCACCAGACTTAATAATTCCGTGTATAAAAGCAGGAAGTGAGAAAGGGGATATTGTACTTGATCCATTTATAGGAAGTGGGACAACCGCAGTGGTAGCAAAGGAGTTGGGCAGGGATTATATAGGATGTGAGTTGCATAAAGAGTATAGTAAGTTAATACAAGATAGAATTAGTAATAGTAAAGGAACATTAGAGAGATTTTTATAGGAAGGGGGGACGCATAAAGTGTCGGTTAGGTGTAAGACAGTCAACGGATCACTAAGTTTCTGACTACTCTGACATTATCATCTTAATTAGACTTGGTAAACAAGTTAGGATAGATGATAAGAAGCAGAGACATGATGTTGGAGTGATTGACTACCCTTAGTCCGTTGATGTCTTACCCACTAAATTACATTTTTTGGAGCATTTATGTCAACTTTACCTGAAAGAATTGCAGACTGGACTCAAACCTACTGTGATACTTTGACGGAAAATTACAAACAACATAGTATAAGTATGCACCAAAATTTTACATCTGAATGGTCAAAAGATCAATTAGAAAGTATAAAGAATGGTACTGCTAATCTTACCAAGTTTGTTGTAAAGAATGGTCGCAAATATTACAAGATCATGCAACATGAATTCGATACATTTCGTGATAGAAATGAATATAGAGAAGGAAGTGTTCATGCTTTTGTTGATAAGAATACAGGCGAAGTTTACAAACCTGCTTCTTATAATGCACCAGCAAAACATGTAAGATATGATCTAAGAATTATCAATGATCGTATCAAATTACATGACCCAAATTATACAGGTTGGGCAGGTGGTTATCTCTATATGAGATAATTCACCTTTTTTATTATACATTTTATTGAGCAAATTGCCATGACTAAGTTTATTTCACCTATTGATGGTGCAGAGTTTGAATATCAAATAGTCAACGGTAATCTATCATATAAGTTTGATGGAACTGATTGGCAAGATTTCATATTAGAGGATAAAAGAGCATATTCATCAGAAGAATATGCAGAGTTCGTATCACTTTTGGAGGGTAATTAGTTATGAAATGGGATGTAAAATTGTATGTTGCTG